CAATAATTTTTTCAGCTATCAAGAATAAACGACTAACATCAGTGTCAAAAATTGAATACCTAATTCCATCTTTTCTCATCCAATAAGCTTCAACACTGGGGGCTAGTGGTTGATAATAATAAACCACATACGGGGCTGTTTCTCCATTAGTTGCAACAACAGGAAAAAAATTCATAACTTTTCCAGCAATATTGGAAAGATCGGTGTCTGCTCGTAAGGCAGTGTTAATATCATAAACACTAAGAGCCATTACCCCCTCCTACATTCTTAGACAAACTGTTTTTAATATTTTGGGCTACACAGTTCCTAATAGATTCCTTAATATTTTCAAAAGAATTTCCAGTGACATTTTGGTAATGCCATAAATCTTTTTTATTTAAAGTAATATTGATACTTAAATCTTCATTTGTTTCAATCGTGTAGTCT